TTGATTTTATTTTTCTTGTCCCGGAGACGAAACTTTCTTGGAACATAGGCTGAACCATCTGGATTTTGTTGTTTTGTGATTCGGCTTTTTTGTGATGCTCGTAACTTTCGACCAATCTGCATTTCTAATTTGCGTCGTTCTTGATCACTGAGTTGGTTCAGCATACTACCCAGATGTTCTGTAAGTGCTTCGAGTTCTGCCATTAGAAATATTGTTCCTCTGGTTCTGCTGACATCCACTCTGCTAATGTTTGTCCTGTTTTACTGTCGATCATTTTAAAAATTTGTGATGGTAATGCTTTGTCATACTGAGGCTCGTCAGGGAATGAAACACTTAAAGTGCCATCATCATTGCGTTTGACAATGACTCGTTCTGTGAGTGGAAGTGTCAATGCAAGGTCTACGGTACCATTGTCTAAGACAACTGTTTCAAACTTAAAGGCATCTTTGCTTTTTTCTAAGTTTGATAATAATTCATGCTGATTGATACGTACCCAGTCCAGCAATGGAATCATGACTGCGTCTAAATCACCTGCGTACTCAGTCAAAATCAAATTGAGATCATAGACATATTCAAATGAAAGCCCGTTGGCCAAAGTACAACGGACGTTGCCTTTTTCGGTAAAAATCAGCATACGTTCAGGATCACGCTGTAATTCTTTAACTGCGTTAAGCATGTGAGTGCGTAGGCTTTCAAGTTTTTTCATGGTTGTTCCTGAATTTTTATGACCACATCTACTTGTGCTGCACAAAGTGAACGTGCCAATTCGGTTTGTTCTAGCGCAAAAACCAAGTCTTGATTAGTATTCAATACAAAAATGGGTTTAGTGCATGGGCTGAGCACTGGATAGAGTTTTTGCACCTGTTGTTTTTGGGGTGCTGTTGAACATGCCACGGATAGCGTCAGGCACAGGCTGATTAGCCCAATTTTTACTGTCTTGATCATGGGTAAATATCTCGTTCAGCGTAACTTTGCGCTGTTCATAATTACTCTGAAGCTCTGTTTGTGCTTTTTGTAGTTCAGCAATGGATCTGCTTTGCTCAAGTACTTGGGTTCGGATTTTTTCAAGTGTTTGATCTTGGCTTTGCAGCTGCTGTTGTTTTTCTACAAGTTGTTGTTCTAACTGACCAATTTTTTGTTGAACATGGGTGTAATGTTTAAATGCTAAAAACAGCAGAAAACATAAAAGCAAAGCCAATATTGGCTTTGCAAAAGGGCGAAGTACGGTGAAAGCCATCATGATGCTTTTTGTACTCCGTATATCGGTTCAAGATGTGCACGTTCCGCAAGGAATTTGGCTTCATAACCCAGTTTTTTATAGTTAGGACCGTTGTAGAAACGGAAGACTGTGTCCCAATCTTCTTTTTGTAAAGCTGTCAGTAAACCCTTTTTGGTCTCAATGAAACGGATAAATGCTTCTAACTGTAAAGATTCATTGGTTTGCATTTGCTCAACAAACTCAAATACAGACTTGTAGCCAAGGTCTTGCCAGTTTTCACCCATGATTTGGAACTGTCCCCAAGAACAGGACATAAGTGCAGCTTCTTCATGGATATTTTTAGCAAGTGACAAACGAGTATATTCAGCTTCATTGCCCTTGTAGCCACCAGTTGCGGTGTTGACCAGATTTGGGAATAAACGCATTTGTTCATTGGCAAAGGCTTTGCCTTTGAATTTAACCAAGTATGAATACATTTTATGGCGTTCAAATAGAATCTTGGCTTTACCATTTTTTAGAAAGCCAACACCACGCGCTTCAGTTGCACCAAAGGCACGAATATTGAGTTCTGGAACATTGAGACGAACTGCAGCATTTAGATAGTCTGCACCCTTTAAAAACTTATCAGTACTGCCACCCATAAATGCTGTACGGGTTTTATCACCTACTTTGCCATCATCAACTAAACCATGTTTGCGTTGAAATTGAATTACGGCATATTCGGTATTCGCACCAAAGTCGCCATCTAGACTCAGTACCTTTCCATCGGAGCCTTTATATCCAAGTGTAATGAGTTGCTTTTGGATAATAACGACGGCATCTCCTCGAGCACCAAATTTAATCAAACTCATGATGCACTCCATATCAGTTTGGCCACATTACCTTTGGCTTTAATAATCAGTACTGCTAAGAGCACTGCAAAAACTGCATCCCACAAGGTCACAGGATCTTTGAAAAATAAAATATGTACGCTTTGCCCGATAAATGAGCCAATCAGAATGGCTGCAAGAATCGAGTATCCTTGGCGGTGGCGTAGGCCTTCAGAATTAAAGCAAATGATACGAAAACCGCAGATCATGTATGCAATAAGTGCGACAAATTGAAATAATTGTTCCATCATGATGATCCTCCACCACGAAAAATTTTATTGATGATGTCTGTTAAGTTGGACTGATCTACCCACACCATGACTTTCAAAATGATTGGAAGTGAGAAAATGGCTGAGACCATGCCTGCTGTTGCGTCATTGGTAATAAATGTTCGAGTTATAATTTCAGGTGTGAGCAAATAACCAATGCCCGTTGCTAAAAGCATAGTCAGCATACGTTGTAAGGGTTTTAAATCTTTTTTAGTCGTAGCAAATAGTGCTGCGCCAAAAACTGCCCCCAACAATGCATTGCCGTTGATAAAGGGTAAAAGTGAAGCTGCACTTAATGTGATTGCTGTTGCAGCTGCTGTTGTGGTTGGTTCTGGCATCTTGTTATTAGTCCCATAGGTTTATGGTTTGTTTTGTTTGTTGCGGTGTTTCAATTTCAGGCAATGTGACTTGTGTCCCCATTGGAATGAATGGACCAAATTCAGCAAGTTTGGGATTGGCAGTTAAAACCATTTCGACCACGCCTGAGCTACGACCGTACTCACGCCAACAGATCGCATCGACCGTGTCGTTCTGCAGAGCAGTGATGGTTTTAGCCATGAACTAATCCTTACAATCCAATACTTCTACAATTCTAATTTCACATTCATACGTCGTTGGATTAATCCCATTATTTTGAGTAAGAACACGTGCCTCAGGTTGAATTGCTTTAGATTGCAAATCCAAACCCAGTTCAATAGCAATTCTTTCAAGTGCAAGTCGTTCTAACTCTTTCTGAGAAAAACGATAGAAATGAACCCGTTGATGTGTTTCCTTTGATGAAATATTCATTTTCATATCAACTCCACTACGGTGTGGTTTTCACCGAGCAACTGTTGAATTGCCCATTGTCGATTGCGTCGATAATCATCAACCGTACATTCCGCTTGCTCTGCTTTTTTCGCACCTGAATTGGAACTGTCATAATTGCGATAGTTCTCATTGACCTTGGCTGCGACACCATTGGCAACCGCAGATAAATATAAAAAGTCGGTTGCAGGTTGGTCATTAATCTGAGTTTCAGCGAGATCTGATAGAGCAGAGGCTTTTTCTTTCAAGGATTTAAGCAAGCGATTCAGGTCGATGACTTCTTCAATGATGATTTGTTTAAGTCGTTCGTTGGTGACAGCTCCGTCAATACGGACAATTTCTCTGATATGATCAAGACCAACACTCGGATAAAACGGGTCACTTTCGATGATGATTTGACTTGGTGTTGTATTGCCATTTGCGACGAATCCCATGCTGTCCCCTGCCGTTGATTTTGTTGAATTTAGTGCATGGGTGGGAACAATTTCTAAGCGTGTATTACGATGTAATGACACTTAAATTGTTCGCCCATGCGGTGCGTGGGCACTTATTCAGTCGTTTTATAAACCAAGTGTCCCTGGTCATCTACGACTTGTGAACCGTCTGCATTAAGCAAGGGTTCAGGCTGTTTTGATAAGCGGTCTGTAAATTTTTCTAAAAATTTCTTGGTTGCTTTGAGTTCAGCCAATGCACCTGACTTTTCATCTAATTCAAATGCCGAGGTTAAATAAAACTGTGCAGATTGAGCATGTACGAGATCTGTATCACTCGGTTCATCTCTACTCTGAATTAATTTGACTGTTGCTTTACCCAAAGCTAGATAAAGTTTGGCTTTTGCTTGACTTGGCATGTCCAATACTTTTGGATCTAAATCAGGATTTAGAATCAGTTGTTCAACTTGCTCTAAGACTGAAATATTAACTGCAGCATCGGTTTTAAGTTGTTTTAAGAAAACTTCGGCAATGGTTTCAACTACATAAGTAGCTGTATTACGTTTAAATGCATCAGGCATGATCATGTTATGACGTAAAGCAAATTCTGCTAATTCCAATGCTTTGGCATAATCACCGACATCGATACACCACACCAAAATAGTCATAAAGACTTCATCTTGAATTGATTTATCGGCTTCTAAAATGCCTTCTACATAAGGCAGATAGTTCGGGAGCAAAGCCGTTTTTAAAACAACTTTTGCAGGTGTCGCTTGAATCTGCTTTAGACGTTGACGGTCATTGTTAAGTTGCATCATCTGCAACTCATAAGCAGTCATGTCTTGCATCGCACCAAACTCAGCAGCCGTTTCGGCTGCTTTTTTGGCTTGATGTTTTTGGAAATGTTGACGTGCTAGAGTCATAATTACACCAATTCGATTTTTTCAGCCATTGCAGCAAGACCCAAATCTTCGATGTAATAATCTTCATTTGAAGATTCATAGTTTTCGATTTGGTCACGTTTTGGATTGTCGATGACAGTCCGACGACGAGCACCTTCTTGAACATAAATTGAAAGGTTGTCAAAAGTTGTCACCAAAATGGCATCTTCTGGGAAGAACGGCACAGCATAAACAGGCAAATTACCCATACGTTTTTGGCTGATGATAATGTCAGCAGCCAATTTTTCCGAGTTTTCTTGTTCTTTGTTCACAATCGGAAAATACTTATCTGCCAATGTTTTACGATTACACAGTACAACTAGATCTGGATTGTCCTGATGCACTTCATCGATCATTTCATTGGTCAGATCCATCACCAAAGCATCGACGTTGTGATAATCACCCGTTGCACCGACGGTAATTTTTCCAACAACTTTACCTGATGACATCACACGTTCAGAATTTTCTTCACGCATCTTCTGTAACCAGCCTTTGTTTACATCTTGCAATTTTGGATTTGCAATGATGTCAGTGGTCGTCGCAATAGAAGTACCATTGAAGCCAATCATGATACGGTCTAGACCTTGGCGTTTTTGAATTTGACCACTGAAACGAGCATAGAAATCTTTAAATTTTGCCCATTGATCTAGTTTTTGATATTTGATCGCTGTATCAAAATCAGTTTTACGGCACATATAAAAACGCTCATCCATCGACGTTGGGTCTTTGGCTTGGCGATCTGTAGTGTCCGTATTTGTACGTGAGGCAATTGGACGTGAAATACCCAATCCAACTGCTGAACCTGACTGTTCTTGAACTAAGAAAATATTGATTTTCTGTAAAAATGCAGAAGATAACTGAATTTTATCTTCTAATTTCTGTTGAATCGTTGGTGCAACATTAAACTTTTCAGATACTTTGCTTACACCATTCAACTTGGCTAATTGAGTCATTGACTCATTGAATTTAAAACGTGTTTCTGGACGCATGTTAGATACTCTTTATATTTATAGTGATGGTTTTAGCAATCGACGGTTTCAGTGAATTTTGAATTTCCTGAAGTTGGACGTGGCTGTTGATCAGGCTCACCATCTAACTTGGTTTTGAATTCATTGAAGTCTTTTTGCAGTCGATCATGTGCTGTGTTCAATGTGTTGTATTTGGCTTCTAAGTCAGAAACCACTTCACCTTGCTTTGCTGTTTCTGTTGCGATTTCAACAATGGCTTGTTCTTGCTCAGAAAAAGATTCCGCAGACTTCTGTTCTGATTTTTGTTGTTTTGAAAACAGGTCTTTTACTTTTTTGAGTAAGCCTGCGGAATAGGATTGCTGCTCTTGAACTTCTTCAAATTCAAGTTTTGTTTCTACTGCAGCAGTGAATAAATTTTCGGGACGCTGTTTCTTATCAGTCAATGGATTAACTGTCGCACCTGCAGCAAATGCCAACATTTCTGTACCGAGTGAAGCAGGACTATCTGTAACAGCCAAACCAACCAAATAAGCCGAACCTTTATTGGCAAAATTTTCATCCACTTCGATAGATGTATAGACTTTTTGCTTTTTCTTATTCAGCTCAATCAAACTTTGTGTTGGTTCAATTTGGGCAAAAAGTGCGTCTTTTTCTTCACCATTGATTGTGACTTTTTCTGTTTTTAACGCAATGACATCGCCATAAGCACCAAAAACACCGTCAGGGAAAACTGAACGAAAGTGTTCAATATTGATACGAGCACCGTA